CTCGCCGGTGCCGGTGCGGGCGGCGCGGTCCAGGGTCCGCTCGCAGCGGTCGGCCAGCTCTCGGACGGGCACGCCGCGGGAGGTGTGGTAGGCCACGACCTTCTCCAGCCGCACCGTGCGGCCCTGCTCGGCCTGGACCCGGAAGACCATCTTGGCCAGGTCGTCGTCGTGCCGCACGACGGTGTCGACGTCGGTCCCGCTGCCCGCCACCCGCAGCCGGTGGTCGGCGGCGACGGCGATGGTCATCTTGGACGAGGCGCACTGGTAGCCCAGCATCATCCGGCCGTCCTGCACCGTCGAGAGGCGGGGCAGCAGCACCCGGTCCTCGAAGGCGGCGGCCTTGCGCGGGTCGATGCCCTCGCCCATGGAGGCGGCCGCGTCGTGGTACTCGTCGCTGCCGTCCTGGCGGTTCATCAGCTGGCTGGAGATGACGATGGGGGCGCTGCCCTCGAGCATCGTGACCTCGAGCGTCAGCAGGGCCAGGTGCCGCTGGGTCATCGACACCATGCGCGTGGAGTCGACCTTGACCCGCTTGCCCGACGGGGTGCGCCAGACCAGGGAGCGACGCAGCACGCCGTCGCGGAAGTCGAGGATCCGCTCGTAGTGCTCGAGGTCGGCGGTGCCGAGGATGAGCGGCTCGTCGTCGACGTACAGCTTCATCAGCTTGGCGTCGGGGACGTTGACGATGGTCTGGCCGGTGCGGGCGAAGCCGAAGGCGGCCTCGGCGTGCCGGATCTCCCAGGTCTCGTGGAACCCGTTGACGAAGGTGCCGTGCGCGAAGGCGTCGCGGCCCTCCTCCGGGTTGCCGCGCATGCCGAGGTAGCCGTTGGCCACGGTGAAGAGCGTCTCGGTGACGCCGAGGTCGGCCTGGGCGTGCGCGCGCTCCACCAGCCGCGGCGCCGAGCACGTCACGAGCTCGGCCATGGCTACCAGCTCCCGCTCCTGTCGCAGTGCCGCGCTACCCAGATCACCGCCGGCCACGAACCCATCCCAGTCGTCGATCAGGTCGTAGGCGACCCGCCAGCCCTGCTCCTGGATGCGCTGCACCAGGGGCGTCCAGTCCGGCAGGGTGGTGATGACGACCCCGCCGGCACCGCGCAGCGCGGGAGCCGCGGCGGCCATCGTCATCCGGTCTGTCACCAGGCACCCGTCTCGCACCGCCACCCCGTGGTCCAGTTTGCTGCAGTAGATCACCGGATGCCCCGCGGCCGCAAAGGCACGTGCCAGTGCCACCGGCCGCTGCGCGCCGCCCGTGTCTTGCCACCCGCACCCGCTCAAGATGCACATGGGCACGCCCGGCGCCGCGGACCGTAGGGGAGCAAGCGGCGATGCCAGCGCACCCTCGATGGCCGCCCGGGCGGCCACCACGGCCCCGCGGTCCGGGTAGGTGACGATCGGCGTGGGGATGTGCCTCACTGCCCCGCCTCGCAGTCCGTGCGGACCGACTCCAGGTCGTCGGCCAGCTCGTCGCGCCCGGCCGCCCGGTAGCGCGCGATCTGCGCATCCACCGCCGCCGGCGGCAGCGTCTCGGTGATGATCGGGCCCTTGGCGCCATCACGGTAGCGCACGATGTAGCGGTCCACAATGGCGCCCAGCGGTGACGCCACCTGCGCGCGCTCTGCCCGGATCACCAGGCCCGCCCGCTTCTTCCCCCGGTAGTCAGTCACCCGCGGCCTCCTATCCGGCCTATCCCCTACGCGGTGTATTCCACCACGATCTTCGCGGCCTTGCTCAGGATACTCTCGCTGTTGGCCGCCGAGAGGACGACGGTTACGTTGGTGAGGTCGAAGTTCACGCTGTATTCCACGCCCGCTTCGGTGTCGTAACCCGGCAGAATGGCCTTGCCGGTATCCCAGAACACGATCGCCGTCACCCCCACGATCTTCGTGCTCGTCACCCCGTGTGCCACTGACGTGTAGCCGCCCTCCGCGGCGGCAGTCGTGAGGCTCAGCACCTTCCGCATCGTTGCCGTGTTGCCGGACCCGTGTGCTGTGTAGCCGTTGACAGCCAGGTCACCCTGCACCGTCTGGCTCTCGCTCGCCCTCCCCGCCACCTTGGCGTAAGCGGTGTGGTCGTCATCCCCCAGGCCGGCCAGGCCTCCGTGGTCTACCTGCGCACCGTCGCCGCCGGCGTGGTCGTGGCTGTCTCCGTTCGTCACCCCCTGCGCCGCCGGGGCGTAGTCTGTGCTGGCCGTGTAGGCGGCACTTCCGAGCCCCAGGATCGTCTTCACCTCGGCGAGCGTCTTCTTCACCCACGCCCCTGCGCCGCTGGCCACCAGGAAATCACTGACCGCCGTCGCCAGGCTGTGCCGCACGTACTGCGTGTGGTCGTCATCCCCCAGGCCGCCCAGGCCGCCATGGTCGACCTGCGCCCCGTCGCCCCCCGCGTGGTCGTGGCTGTCGCCGTTCGTGACATGGGCGCCAGATAGCGACGAGTGCCACGTCAGCGCCCGGGCGTCGTTGTGGTACTGCGTGTGGTCGTCGTCGCCCAGGCCCGTCAGGTCGCCATGATCCGGTACCAGGGCCGGGATCGGGTCCACCGTCAGCGTGCCGATTAGCTCGTCGGAGTCGCCCGTCCACCCCGGGCCCTCAGTGATGCACCAGACCTCCAGGTTATACTCGTCGCCGTATGAGCCCGCGCTGGCGTCATCCGAGTGGATCTCTGCGGTGGCGGAGGCGCTGGTGGTTGTCTGCCCGTTGGTCTCCGGGTTGATCTCCACGTCCGCCTGGTCGCAATACCAGGCCTGTGCGAAGTTGCGGTCGGGGTATGCCCCAAGCGCGGCGTGGGTGTCCGGATCTTCAAAGGCAAGGCGCAGGTTATAGCGCAACCCCGCCACCAGCGGGCCCACGTAGAAGGGCCCCCAGAGCACCTGGTCGTTGGCGGGGGCGTAGGGGTAGTTGTTGCCCGCGATGGTGACGTTCACGGCCGTCACGTCGCCCAGGGCCTGCCCGTAGGAGACGACCTTGACGGGCACCACCTGCCCCACCAGCGAGGCATCCACCGAGACCCGCGCCACCGCGGAGGTGACGACCACGAACCGATCCCCCGGCGCGTGCCCGGTCATCGCGGTCGAGCGCCGGCCCCGGCGCAGCACCGAGAGTCGGTAGGTGCCGCCCCCCAGGTCCGCCACCGTTGCGAAGCCGCCCTGCTCGTTCCCGATCAGCGCGTAATTGCGGCCGTTGAGCACCTCCGTCTGGCTCACCGAGCCCGGCACGCCCCCGCCCACCGTCACGTCGACGGTGTTGGTGTTATCCCAGGAGCTCGGGTCTGCCCAATCGGCCAGCGCCCCCACGGTGGTGCCCCAGATGGACGGATACTGCAATGCACCGCCAATCACCCACGAGGTGCCGCCGTCCGGGCTGTAGTAGATCGTCGCCCCTGTCCAGCCATCGGCGCCGTAACCGGCCACGTAGAAGCCCGGGAGCAGCCCGTCCTCGTCCGCCTGCTCGGGGCCGCTCCACGCCGTGAACACGGTCGGCACCGGGCTCGTCAATGCCGGGGGCGTGTAGGGAGGCTCCCCGCCGGATGCCCCTTGCGTCAGGGTGTCCGCGCTCTCGAAGGCCGCCTCGGCGCGGACCTCCCCGAAGAGGCCGATGTCTGCCGAGCGCACCCGCATGCGCGTGTTCGTGCCGGCTATCGGCACGGTGATAACACCGGCCGGAGGCACGGTCCACCATCGCGGCGGCAGCCGGAGCGAGATCCGCTGCCGCTCGTTCCACGCGTCGTAGAGGATGCGCTCTGCGGTCTGCCGCGCCAAGTCCGCCGTCATCACGATCGGCACCGTAATGGTCCACGGGTCCTGCACCTGCGCCGTATAGCCGTGCCGGTAGGCGGTCTGCACCCGCCGGTCATACGTCTCGGAGTCCGTCAGGTAGGTCAGGTCCACACGCCCGGGCAGGTCCAGTTCCTGGCTCCGGGTCGTCTGCGCCGGCGGCACCGGCTCCCCACCCTCCTGGTAGACGTGCGCCCCCAGGTCGTCCGCGTCGATGCTGGCCAGTGACGCGCCGCCTCTTGGCACCGCGACCACCTGGTCGTCTATCTCTGCCAGATCGACACCGTAGACCTGCAGCAGCGAGGAGATGGCCTCCCGTGCCGCCACCCGGCCCTCGCGCAGGCAGCCGGTCACCGCGGCTGTGGCCGCGGTGAAATCGCGGTCGCCGGCAGCGAGCCCCACCTGGTCAGCGATGTCGCCCAGGATGCCCCCAACAGTCGCGGCCCCCTCCTCCACCTCGAAGCTGAAGTTGGGGATCACGTTCCCCCAGCGGTCCAGGGGGAGGTCCTCGAACACTACGTAGGCCAGGCCCCGATACGCCGGCGTGTTGGCGGCCCCTTCGGCGGTGGAGATCAGGCTGTCTGCGGTCTGCACCTCCGTGCCCAGGTAGATCCGGATCGTGTAATCACTCTCCGGGCTCTCGGTGTAATCGTAGATGACCTGGTCGCCCGCCCAGATCCTGCGGATGCGGGTGATCGGCCCCCGGCAAACCGCCACCGCCAGGTTCGCGGTGTAATAGTAGTCGCCGGACATGCCCCACGCGATCCCCGCGGGGGACTCCCCGATTCGGTCGTGCTCATCCAGGTCCTGGCCCCAGATCACCGAGCCGCCAACCCGGCACAGGCCCCACACCTGCGGGATTGCCGTGCCGTACTGGGAGCCTGTGATCCGCCGCTGCAGATCGTCCAATCGGGGCGGGCTCACGCTTGGGCCGCCGAACTGCGCGTCATTGGCCGCCCCGGCCATGGTCCCCAGGGCGAACCCGAGGCGTGCGCCAAGCGGCCCGCCCAGGGCACCGCCGATTATGCCCCCGACCGCTCCCAGAACCAGAGTCGCCATGTCAGAGGCCCCTTATCCGATAAGCGGCGGCCACGCGTGGCCGCCAGTGCTCGTCCAGCGGGTGCTCTGCCACCACGCCCGCCGCCTGGTAGGCGTGCAGGATGCGCCCCTGCTCCGTCTGGATCGCCAGGTGCTGCGCCTGCCGCCCTACCCGGATCAGTAGCACGTCGCCGGCGCCGGCATCCTCGACCGGGATCTCCTCGGCCAGCAGCTCCACCTGCCGGCGCAGCCAGTCGGGGTCCGGGGTGCGCCCATACGGGGGCACCTGGCCCGGAAGCCCGGCCGCCTCCATCGCCAGGGCAATCACCCCCGCGCAGTCCACCCCGCGCCGGTCTCTGCCGCCCCACCGGAACGGCACGCCGATCAGCGCGCGCGCCGCCGCGACAAGCATCGCTCTCACGTGCGGAGCCCCCGCTGCATCAGGTAATCACTCCCAGGTACGTGCGGCTCGCCGCGGAAGTTCGCGACGTTGCTGAACCTGTCGCGGCAGGTCTCCAGGCGCCGATCACACCCGGCCTCCACCGTCGCCGCGTCTCCGGGCTGCACGGTGTAAGGGAATGGCTGCTGCAGTGTCAGATCCTCGTCGCCCGAGTCCACGTGAGACTTGATCTCCCGCACGAGGCCAGCGTTGTCGCCCGAGGTGAAGGTGATTCGCCCGTAGCTGAAGTATCCGTCGCCGAATGCCCCCCCAGGCATCACCGTGAAGCGGACGTCGCTAACCACGCTCGCCACGGTGACGGCGGTCTGGTAGCCGGCCAATATCACGCCGCACTGCGCGTCCCCGAGCGCAGCCACCCGGCACAGCGGCGAGATCAAGTCTCCCACACGCTGCCCCAGGCGCTGGCTGAGTGAGCGCAGCTCGGCGGCGAACTGCCCGCTCCCGTGCCGCACATCCCCGAGCGTGCCCTTGACCAGCTTCAGCGGCGCGAGCGCCGTGTTGCTCCAGTCCACGACGAAGACGCGGATCTCGGCGCCGTCGTAGAGGCCCGCCCGCAGATCCGCCTCCACGATGGCATCCGAGTCCAACAGCCCGACGATCTCCAGGTTATCGACCGTGGGTCCGGCCTCGGTGCGCACCGCGGAGGGCACGAACCCGGCCGCCACGTATGCCTCCCCGCCCACCGTCAGGCCCCGGTCGTGGCTGGTGAACCCGAGCAACGTGCTGTCTACCCGCGCGATCCGCACGCACACCGCCAGGGTGAGCGTTTCCGCCGTCAGGTCGATCCCCGTCGCTCTGAGTGCCATCAGACCCTCACTTCCACGATGGGGATGCTCTCCCAGGCTCCCACGTTGGGGTCATCCTGCCGCCACGCCAGCGCGTCGGTATCGAACCGGACCGGCACGTCGAAGTCGCAGGTGGCGTTGGGCGTGTAGCCCGGCGGCGAGCCGAAGGTCACGATCCCGGTGGCCGTGGCCACACTCCACCCGGTGGTGATCTCCACCCCGGTGCTCGGGTGCCACAGCCGGACCGTGCCGCTTACCGGCTTGGCGATGGTCCGCGTGTGGGTCACCGCCCCGGAGGTGTAGATCTTCTGGAGCTGGAAGGTGGTGGTTGTCAGGACGGCCGTGGCCGTGGCCGTCGCCACCTGGTAGTCGGCCCAGTCCTTGAACCGGAACCCCCGGGCGCGCCCCTGCCGGGCCACGAAGAAGGCGATCAGCTCGTCGCGCTGCGCCGGCGTCTTCAGGGCGTGGGCCACGTTCCAGCGCCGCCTGGCCTGGCTCCACTGTGCGATCCGCTGCTCGTCGCCGCTGTCGGTGGTGATGACGATAGTGCTGAACTGCGGCCCGCCCTCGGCCCCCAGCGAGATCGCCACCGGGAATTGGACTTCGTCGAACGCCATCGACTACCCCCCGCCCCGCCGGGCCAACCGCGCGGCCTCCCGGTGCGCGTCCTGGAGGATCTGCGCCTGGCTCGCCCGGAAGCCGGCCACGTCCGGCGTCTGGATGTGCATGGTGATGTAGGTGTTGCCGGCGCCGCTCGGCACGATCTGCCCGCCCTGCCGGGGCACGAAGAGCTCCGGCCCCAGCTCGCCCACCAGGTAAGCCCGCCCGGGCGAGACCGGACCGCCGGCCGCCAGGCCCTGGGGAGCCAGCACGGGCCCCCACCT